GAAGGGCGTATTGTCCGCTTTGACCTGAAGTTTGTCGAAGCAGGAGAACTCTCTTACCCCACATCAGGTGCGGCGACGGCGCAGACGCTGATGTCATCCTGTTCTGCACTGGATGACTGCATCAGTGACAGCTTCAGCGGTTTCAGTATCGATGGTGTGGCGGATTTCGTGCAGAACGACGTTATCGGTAATGCCAGCATAATGCTGGGGTATGTTTCTGATGCGATGAAAGTGGTGGATTCTGCCGTATCGGATGCCGCCAGGCTGTTGCAGGGGGATATCTCGGTACTTCTGCCGCCGCCATCGTCAGGCAAAAATTTCGTTGAGCAGGTGCAGAAAATGTGGCGTACCGGGAAACGCCTTTATGGTAACGCCAGCGACCTGGTCACCATGATCAAAACGCTTTCTGGTGTCAGCCTCGGCAGCGATTTGCAACCGCGCGGCGTCTGGAAAACGGACAGTAAAACCACCGCCACAGCGACGCAGCAGCGTAACATGGTTGCCAGCACCCTTCGTACGACTGCAATCAGCGAAGCGGCGTATGCCGTTACCCGATTGCCTGCGCCAACAACTTCTGCGGTGATGCAGAATGCCGCAGTGGGGCAGTCAACAACACCCGCGCAGAGCTCCGGCTGGCCTGCCGTCACGCATCCGGTGCTGAACAATGCACCGGCGGTGAAAAACACGGTTGACCTGCCAACGTGGGAAGAACTGACCGACATTCGCGACACACTGAATACGGCAATTGATAAGGAGTTGTCCCGTACAACCAGTGATGCGCTGTTTCTGGCTCTGCGCCGGGTGAAAGCAGATCTGAATGCGGATATCAACACGCGCCTTGAACAGTCTGCTCGGATCATTCAGCGCACGCCGGATGAGGTTTTACCCGCGCTGGTGCTGGCGGCGACCTGGTTTGATAACGCGGCGCGTGACGCGGACATTATCCGGCGTAATGCCATTACGCATCCCGGCTTTGTGCCGGTGATCCCTCTGAAGGTGCCAGTGCAATGAACGACAATGTCACGCTACGGGTAAATGGCCGGGAGTGGAATGGCTGGACATCGGTGCGCATCGGTGCCGGTATTGAACGGCTGGCGCGGGATTTCAGCGTGGAGATCACCCGCCAGTGGCCGGGAGATGAGGGTATCACCACGCTTCAGCCGCGCATTAAAAATGGTTCAAAAGTGGAAGTGCTGATTGGTGATGAGCTGGTGATCACCGGCTGGGTGGAGGCGACCCCCGTTCGTTACGATGCCCGTTCGGTCAGCACCGGTATTGCCGGACGTAGTCTGACTGCTGACCTGATTGACTGTGCAGCCGAACCGACACAGTTTAACGGACGATCGCTGGTACAGATTGCGCAGGCGCTTGCTGCGCCTTTCGGCATTGAGGTGGTGAACAGCGATGCGCCGTCGGGTGTTATTCCGGATGTCCAGCCTGATCACGGTGAAACGGTGATCGAGGTGATCAACAAAATACTCGGTCAGCAGCAGGCGCTGGCTTATGACGACCCGCACGGCAGGCTGGTGATTGGTGGTGTTGGCTCAACGCGGGCACATACCGCGCTGGTACTTGGGGAAAACATCCTTTCCTGTGATACGGAGAAGAGTATCCGGGAGCGGTTTTCAGTTTACCAGGTGGCGGGGCAGCGTGCCGGAAACGACGATGATTTCGGTGAGGCCACCACCACCGCGCTGCGGGCCCGCACAGAGGATGCATTTATTGCCCGTTACCGTCCGATGTATATCAGGCAGACAGGGCAGGCTACGGGGGCAGGCTGTATTGCCCGTGCGGACTTTGAAGCCAGACAACGGGCGGCGCGGACGGATGAAACCACCTATGTGGTGCAGGGCTGGCGACAGGGTAACGGTACGCTGTGGCAGCCCAACCAGCGGGTGATTGTCTTTGATCCGGTCTGTGGTTTCGACAATACCGAACTGCTTGTTTCGGAAGTCACGTTCACTCAGGACCAGAACGGCACCCTGACGGAAATCCGTGTCGGCCCGCCTGATGCTTATCTGCCTGAACCCGAAGCCCCCGGCGCGCGGAAAAAGAAAAAAACCAGAGTACAGGAGGACCCGTTCTGATGAGGACGATTGAAGCCATGCAGCGACAACTCCTCGGCCTGATTGGGCGGGCCGTGGTGAAAAGCATCAGTGCCGCCACGAAATGTCAGACCGTGGATGTGTCCCTGATTGCCGGTGAACCCAAAGCCGGGGTTGAACATCTTGAACCCTACGGTTTTACCGCAAGGGCAAACAGCGGTGCGGAAGCGGTGGTGTTGTTTCCGGATGGCGACCGTTCTCATGCGGTGGTTGTTACGGTGTCGGACCGGCGCTACCGCCTGAAAGGGCTGCAGACGGGGGAGGTGGCTGTCTATGACGATCAGGGGCAGTCCGTGACGCTGACCCGGGAGGGGATCGTGGTGGACGGTGCAGGTAAAACGATCACGTTTCGCAATTCACCTAAAGCACGTTTTGAAATGGACCTGGAAGTGACAGGACAGGTGAAAGACCTGTGCGACTCCGGCGGCACCACCATGTCAGCGATGCGGCTTGCCTATAACGGGCATCGTCACAGAGAGAACGGTCAGGGCAGTAACACCGACAAACCTGATAAAGCGATGGAGGCATGATGGAACTGTGGCTGACGGTGAACGGTAAACGCACCTGCGCCAGCGCACCGCTGGATCCGCTGACCCGCGCCGTGGTGATTTCCCTGTTTACCTGGCGGCGGGCGGAGCCTGATGACAACGCCGACGTCCCGATGGGATGGTGGGGGGATACCTGGCCTGCGGTACAGAATGACCGTTACGGCTCCCGACTGTGGCTGCTTCAGCGCAGCAAATTGACCAATCAGCTGGTGCAGACGGTAAGGGGGTATATCCGCGAATGCCTGCAATGGATGATTGATGATGGCGTGGTGTCCCGTATTGATCTGGATATCCGCCGCACCGGGATTAATGAACTGGGTAACAGTATCACTCTCTGGCGTCGTGACGGACCGGTAATGATTTCTTTTGATGATCTGTGGAGTGCGATAACGCATGGCGGACAGTGAATTTCAGCGCCCGACGCTGGCAGAAAATATCAGTATGCTCCGTAACGATTTATTCGCCAGGCTGGACGTCAGCGACACGCTCCGGCGCATGGATGAAGACGTGCGGGCAAAGGTGTATGCGGCGGCGCTGCATACGGTTTACGGGTACATCGATTATCTGGCAATGAATATGCTGCCTGACCTGTGCGATGAGTCCTGGCTGGCGCGACATGCTGCGATGAAACGGTGTCCGCGCAAGGGGGCCACGGCTGCCAGCGGGTATATGCGCTGGGAAGGTGTCAGCGATGGCCTGAAGGTGACTGCCGGGAGCGTGATTCAGCGCGATGACCTGGTTCAGTACACGGCAACTGCCGATGCAACCAGCTCCGGTGGTGTCCTGCGCGTGCCGATCGCCTGCTCAAGTGCAGGCGCGGTCGGTAACGCTGACGACGGTACGTCATTAATCCTGGTCACGCCGGTGAATGGTCTGCCGTCTTCCGGTGTTGCAGATACCCTGACTGGCGGATTCGATACTGAAGATCTGGAAACGTGGCGCGCCCGCGTCATTGAGCGGTATTACTGGACGCCGCAGGGCGGGGCTGACGGGGACTATGTCGTCTGGGCTAAAGAAGTGCCCGGCATTACCCGCGCATGGACATACCGTCACTGGATGGGAACGGGAACTGTCGGTGTGATGATTGCCAGCAGTGACCTGATTAATCCCATTCCGGAAGAATCAACGGAAACGGCGGCAAGACAACATATCGGGCCACTGGCCCCGGTGGCAGGCTCTGATTTGTATGTGTTCAGGCCGGTGGCGCATACGGTGGATTTTCATATCCGTGTGACGCCGGATACACCAGAAATACGGGCTGCCATCACCGCCGAGTTGCGTTCGTTCCTGCTGCGTGATGGTTATCCGCAGGGAGAACTGAAGGTGTCGCGTATCAGTGAAGCGATTTCCGGTGCGAACGGGGAATACAGCCATCAGTTGCTTGCACCGGCAGACAATATCTCCATTGCAAAAAATGAACTGGCGGTACTGGGGACGATTTCATGGACGTGACAAACGATGATTACATCCGTCTGTTGTCGGCACTGTTGCCCCCCGGTCCGGCGTGGTCAGCCAGCGATCCGGCGATTGCCGGTGCGGCACCGTCATTAACCCGCGCTCATCAGCGTGCGGATGCCCTGATGCGGGAGCTGGATCCGCGCACCACCACTGAACTGATAAACCGCTGGGAGCGTCTGTGCGGTCTGCCGGATGAATGTATTCCGGCGGGAACGCAGACCCTTCGCCAGCGCCAGCAACGGCTGGATGCGAAGGTTAACCTGGCGGGCGGCATCAACGAGGATTTTTATCTTGCACAGCTTGCTGCCCTGGGCAGACCAGATGCCACCATCACGCGATACGACAAAAGCACGTTCACCTGCTCATCGGCCTGTACTGACGCGGTGAATGCGCCGGAATGGCGGTATTACTGGCAGGTCAACATGCCAACCACCACCAACACCACCTGGATGACATGTGGCGATCCCTGTGATTCCGCACTGCGTATCTGGGGCGACACCGTTGTCGAGTGTGTGCTTAACAAACTCTGCCCGTCGCATACCTACGTAATTTTTAAATATCCGGAGTAATCCATGCATCGTATAGACACGAAAACCGCGCAGAAGGATAAGTTCGGCGCGGGTAAGAACGGTTTTACCCGTGGTAACCCCCAGACCGGCACGCCTGCCACCGATCTGGATGATGACTACTTTGACATGTTGCAGGAGGAGCTTTGCAGCGTGGTGGAGGCATCCGGTGCCAGTCTGGAGAAGGCGCGGCACGACCAGCTGCTTACCGCGCTTCGTGCGCTGCTGTTAAGCCGCAAGAATCCGTTTGGCGATATCAAATCGGATGGCACGGTGAAAACGGCCCTCTCAAATCTTGGTTTGGGCGAAGCGGCGAAACGAGATGTCGGAACAGGTGCTAACCAACTACCAGACATGTCTGCATGGACCAGTGGTAGTGGGTGGGTAAAGTTTCCAGACGGGACAATTATTCAGAGCGGGAGGACAACCATGGCGGCAGGACAGATTGCGGTAAGGACGCTGCCAATCCCTTTTACTACCTCAGGCTATATTGTTCTTGCTTCGTTCTGGGGTTCAGATCCCTCACCTTCAAAACCAGTTGGCGTGTCGTCAGCTGATCTTTCAACAATCCGAATTGCCAACTGGAGCACTCCAGCAGCAGAAATTGCCTGGATAGCCATAGGGAAATAAATATGACCAAATACAGATACTCAGCAGTTACAAACGAATTTTTCCCTTACTCCCTTAAGGATAGCTACCTGGCAAGCGGGCAATGGCCTGATGAGGGAGTCGATTTTGATGAGGACGGATTTATCTCCTGGAAAGCAGAAAATGCACCGGATGGCAAGATACGTGCAGCATGGAATGATGGCTTCCCTGAATGGGTAGATGAACCTGAACCGACTCACGAAGAACTTGTTAGAACTGCTGACGCCGAAAAAAGGTCCCGTATTGAGCAGGCTAACTATTATATCAATAGTAAGCAGTGGCCCGGTAAAGCCGCTATTGGTCGTCTGAAAGGTGACGAACTGGCGCAATATAATTTGTGGCTGGATTATCTGGACGCACTGGAACTGGTTGATACTTCCAGTGCGCCGGATATTGAATGGCCGGAAGAACCAGACACAATGTAAGCGAAAAAGAAAAACCGCAGACACGACGTATGCAGGACGTGCTGCGGTTGGCTGGTGAACTTTCGATAGTGCGAGTATTGAATGATTTCCAGACGTTACCGATTTTACGTGTTAATTAGTGAACAAACCACTCGTCAGCAGATTCCCAGGTATCTTTCAGAGTCTCCTGAACAAAAGTTTTTGCAGAATCCTTATCTGCGGTGCGTGTAACAGAAAGGCCATCGTTGCTGGTGGCTTTTACGATCACCTCTACATCGTCATAACGTTTACTGATGCGTCGGGTTAATTCTTCCTTTAACGCATCCACAGCACCGGTTGGCATTTTAGTCATTTTTTCTTTGGCTATGCAGATTTCAATACGCATAAAAGTCCCTCTATACTGTGTTTGTATACAGTATTATTTTTAACTGTATGGATAAACAGTG